AACATAGCCCCAACAATGTCTTGTATTGCTTCAGTTGTAGGTACTTCTGAAGTTAAAGCAAGTGTTCCTGTTGTCACAGGCAATGTTGCCGTAACATTACCACTGTAAGCAGAGTGTGCCGCTGCTTCTAATCGTGTATAGTGAGCATTACTTGACTCACAATAAAAATCAACATAAGACTTTGCACCGCCATTTTTAATTGCTATTGCACCTTGGGACACTTCTACGCCGTTAGTAGAACCACCGGAAACGCCCAGCGTTCCAGCCACAGTAACGTTAGTTGTGCCTGTCGGGATTTCTATAACATCAGCATCAGCATCGTTTTTAATTGTAACATCGTTTGTTGAACCCTGACCAGTTAGGATAAGACCCTCTGCTGCAGTATAGCCCATCGCTGCGTTGTCACCAGCGGCTGTGTCTGTTGTAGCCTCTACTGTACCACCTGTAATAACACCTGTTGTTGTTATCGTGGAAGAACCACTATCTATTGTACCAAATCCACTTGTGATACTGCCACTGTTCAACGCACCAACAGTAGTGGCGGCGGTGGTAATAAGGTTAGGCATTGCTGTAATTTCGTCATCAAAATAGGCAGCTAAGTCTGTGACCGCCACCTGTTTCATGGTTCCAGCATCATTGAATACAACACGGTCAGCATCTGCCACAGTAGTAGAAGATGCAGTAGTGTCTCCATCCATAATATTCAATTCGGCTGCAGTAGAAGTTACACCGTCAAGAATATTTAGTTCAGCAGCAGTAGAAGTTACACCGTCAAGAATGTTTAATTCTGCTGTGGTGACTGTTGCACCATCAAGTATTTCAAGTTCTGCCTCAGAGATACCTGCACTACCGATTGTTAGTGTGCCTGATATGTCTACGTTACCATTGATGTCTATAGTAGTAGCAGCAATCTGAATTTCTGTGTCGGCTATAAGGTCAAGCTGTCCATCTGCACTTGAATGAATATAGATAGCTGTATCACGGAACTGCAACTTTTCTGTGGTGGCAATAAGTATGTCATCCGAAAACTCAAAGTAGTCTTCGTCTTCCATCCATTTTAGTTCACCATCATTAGTCTCGCCATCAAAAGTAATAGTAATGTCTGTGCCAGCCGTAGCTGCACCAAATGTTAATCCATTACCAAGTAGTTTAGTAATAGGTCCACCTTCAGCAGCAGTGCCATCATGTGTGTGACCTGTGCTGGCAACAAAGGCCGCAAGAAGCTGATTAAATTCATCGTTGGTGTGTGCGGCAGTAATAACATCTCCATCAGTGTAGGAGGACTGCCTAGTATAAGTATCACCCATTTATCTTCTCTCTCCTAGTTGATATTCTAATTGAAATCCTTTTAACGAATAGGGTGCTGTCTCTGCACTATCTTCTACTCGTAGTGCTACTGCAAATCCTGATCCCTCTACGGACTGCCTTACTAGCGGTTGTGATGCACCACCATAAATAGGTGTGCCATAAACAGACGTTCCATACAAAGCCACAACATCTTCAGAGTCTAGTGGATATGCAGCAGGTCTTGATGAATTTGCCGATTCATAGTCGTATCTAATAATTAAATTAGAACTAATAGCTGCTTCAGGTTTATAGTTAATAATAACTCGCTGCATGTTTTTACGAACACCGGGGTCATTCATAGTTAAGTCGGGGCTTCTGTACCGTCCAAATATTACAGTGCCATCAAAGGTGTTGCCAGATTCTTGTCTATAAACATATCCTGTTGAGTATGCACCATGCAAAACAATTACATTACCCTCAGATACAAAACTATCTGTACACGCCGGACGTATTCCCTGCAGTTCAGAAAACTCAAACCTTTGTCCTTTTAGCACACATATAATACCTTTACTAAGATTTTCTCCTACCGATGCTTTTGTAAAAAATATTCTGTACTGTGTCTTGTCAGGTATAACAGTAGATACAAACTCTGATGCACTACTTATATTATCATTAAATATAGACTGCACGTTAGAACTTATAGTACCAAGTTCCACGTCACCAATCCTTGCTGTACCTGCAATTGTACGCAACCCGTCAGGGCCAAGAAAGATAAGATCACCAGCAAATTCTTGAATGGTGTTACCATTTATACAACCAATGTCACGTGTAATAGGAGTTATAACAAAATCAGAACTTGATGTTCCACTTAATTTAAATATACGAGTTTCACAGAAAATAAATAAATCTTCGCGGAAAACTTTAAGTCCTGTTATAGTGTCATCTACATTAATAGTCCCAGCACCAGAACCACTACTAAAAGCATCTTCATCTGCTGGCTGACTAAATACTACAGTCTGTGGTATGGTAGATTTACCAGCATAAAACATGTGGTTTTTAAATGAAGCTACAAACTTAGCACCAGCTACATCGCTCTCACTTACATCTGTTGCAGATAAAGAACTGTTAAATACTGTAGGTGCATTTGTACCATCAACAACAACTATTTTATCTGTACCATTAAAGTTAAAGCGTTCAAAGTTATATATACCTGCGCCTGTTCTGCCACTATCAATAGAAGACCAACTTGATCCACCGGGGTCTGCGCTAAATATAGACGTGCCTCTGGCTGCTAATACCTTGCTACCAAATGTAGCTACCATAAGAACTTTTTCAGAGGCAGAAGCAGTTTGTGGAACTATAGCAGACACATACTTAGAGAACCCACTAATTCTTCTATAGCCACCCTCAATGTCTGGCTCAAAATTACGTAGTTCTAGTGCCTCACCCGGCTGCATCAAAAAGGTAGAACGATTTAATATTAAACCGCCTTCACAGTTAAATGCGTTAGGTTGTACTGTTGACATTAGTTAGCCCTTACATTACTAGAACTTCTTGAATTACCTGTATAGGGTATATATGTTGATCTAACATATTCAAATTTATTTATTAGAAGTGTCTGCATATTTTTGATACCCTGCTCAAATCTAGCAAAAGCAATACCATACTGTTGTGATTCACCACGGTACTGATATATGTAAGATACAGCACCATCTATAACTATGGGTGAAAACCTATCAGGTATAGATGTAGTATCTCCATGTGCAGACAAGTCACTAGGAAAAGTAAAATAGTCATATTTTAGTGTAAGTTCTTTATCTGGATAGGGATATAATAAATAGTTATTATCTAATGTTCTAACAATAAAAGATGGTGTATCTCCAGAATCAAACTGTGCTACTTGAACACCGCTGGCATGAGTTGCAGCAGTTGTACTTTCTGCACCTCTAGTACATCCCGTAAGATCATTACCTAATATACCAGTATAAGTTACAATTTCACTACCGATATAAACTTTACCCGTAGAGTCAAAGCCTGTTGTTGATGTAAGTGTTAATGTTGTTACAGAACTTGAATGCGAACCATTCAATGTCGTTGCTGTTATTTCGTCTTCTTGTGTAATAAAATGATTTATATATTCGTTGTAATCTAGTTTATTTAGTCTGCCACCAGAAATAGCATTATCAATGTCTTTAACTATTCTAAATGTATTATAGTCTAGAGATTTAGCATCTGTTGGAATACTATAACGAACTGTACCCGGAACCAATGTTTCACTTTTAGTAGAGTGATTAAATGGATAATTAAATTCACGTTGATTAATATATCTAATAGCTTCATTAACAGCATTCTTAGCTTGAGTCTGAACACCACGTGCTGAACTAAAATTAGCAGAAGTCAACTCTACTTCGTTTAATTTAACTAGTACTTTGTTTGTCAATGTAAGAAATGTTTCAGCCATTATATATCCTTAAAATAAGTTAGGAGGGCGACTTATGCCGCCCCCCATATTAGTTAGGCTAATGTATCACGGTCTACTTCATCAGCACCAAATTGTGATGCTGGTTGACTTGTACAATCAATGCAGATAGCAAACATGCGAAGTGAACCGCCTGTTGTTGTACCTGTCATTGCTTGAACTTCAAGGTCAATTGTATCCGTTGCATTTACCATTACAGGACCGCCTTCGGCAGATGCTGCAAAGTCACCTACAGATGCACCATCAAAGTCAAAACCATCAACAAAGTTGTCAAGGTCCCCACCTGTAATACCAAAGTCAAAGCCAGTATCAGATGATGTACCAGCGTGTGCTGTTAGTACTTCCAGACCAGCATGAAGAATCAGAGTATTCGCAGGAATAGTCAAACCCGGAATAACATCATTAGCTGCAAGTGCTGTGCCTTTATCTGCAGTCGCTAGAGCAAAGTCAAGTACTCCTTCAATCATGTAAGGAACACCCGGAGATGCCTGACCTGAACGACCGTAAATATTAACAGTGGAAGTTGTTTGTGCGCCTAGTGCCATTTTTCAATCTCCCTATGCTAAGTGGTAAATGGCGTTGACAAGTGCTTCAGGACGAAGAATCTTGCGGCCATACAAATGCATACCACGAACAATGTCAGCAAAGCTGTCAGGGTCACGATATGTCTCAGTCTTATTAATCTGCTCTGCAGTTGCAACAGCAGATGAATGACCAGCTACAATCACACCAAAGTTGGTTGAAGAGTTCGTGCCAGTAGTGGACGGACCTGTACCAAGTGTAGGTAGATTGTTAGAAGTGTACACAGTGAAACCATGAATCTGCGTACCAACTTGACCATTCTGGAGTCCAGAACCACCAAAGTCAGCGTTAAACAGACGAGAATCCTCATCTTTCAACAGTTCCATGAACACTGGATCAACAACAAGCCAACGACCTTGTGAGTCTACATTCTGCTGATCCAGCAGACGAGACATACGAGCGATTACTGTTAGCGGGAAAGTATCACCAGCAGCAGGAGTTGAGTCTGTTGCTCCACCTGTACGTGGTTGAAGTGCTAGTGCATCACCAGACGAACCACCAAAGGAAGCAGCATCAATCTTCATAGAAGAAAGAAGTTCATCTGTACCTGCGGTAGAAACGGCTATTGAACCGTTAACAGTAGTGTTTACTGCACTTGCATTTGCATGAAGTGCGGCTTGTTTGTAACCAGACATGTAACCAAGAACATCTTGGTCAAACTGATCAGCAAGGCGATATGCAGCACGGTCACTTGCAAGTGATTGGAAGTTTACGTGTGAATGCGCCTCTTCAATGTCATCAACCTTAAATGCATAGTAGTTAGCTTTGTCAATTGTAAGGCTGAAGTCTTCATCGTCAAGGTCTTGTGGTGTGATCGGCGCACCACGGGTATAAGCCTTAACTGTAATTTCTGGTTCTTTGATGATCTTAACGGAATCACCCATGTTAGCAATCTCTCCAAAGTAGTCAGAGTTAGTGATTGCTTCAGCAACAGCCGACTTGCGGAACGCAAGTTGCACCTGTTTGCTGTAAATTACGGGAGAAAAATTACCGTTAGGAAGATTACCATAACCAGTAGCGGTTGGAAATGCCATTGTTATGTCTCCTAAGTTAGCATTTTACAGATGCAAACTTACAAAACTTATTCAGAGGCTGATTTGCTTGGGTGCGTATTCCAGTAAGACGGCCATCCTACTGTTCAACGGGCCTTGCTTGTCAGGTAATCCGTAAGACTTTGTTGTTTGCTGGATTGGAGTAAGTGGGTAGCGAACCTACTTACACCTTTGTTACATATAGTTATACGAAAAAATAACTATTTGTCAACACCTTTTTCTTTAGGTATTTCAATAAAATTCATATTCATACTGAAAGACCGTCTTTCACCTTTTGTGTAAAATGGATATACACAGTGAAATAGTTGTGAAGGGAATACATAGAAGTCACCTACTTGTGGTTTGATTACAAAGTTGGTGCAAGTATATCCTGCGGGAGTGCCACTCGCAAACTGGATATGACCATTAGCGGGATGATGGTCTTCATAGTCCTTCTCCCACTCTTCTTCTATTCCTTCAGGTAGTTTTAAATACCCCACACACGATAGCCTAGAGCCTGTATGTATATGTAAGGGATTGTATTCGTTTTCAAATTGACGTACAAACCAACCAGAAACTATTTGTAGTCCGTAGTTGTATTTGTCATTATCTAATTTTTTATTGCCCATACTATTTCGGTCATCTGTATAGGCTTGATACATACCTACAAATTTACCTATGCCTTCTTGGGCAATCCTAATAATTTCTTCGTCAAACGCTAGTTCTTCAGATACTTTTCCTACTAGACTATCGGAGTAGTCAATTAACTTATCCGACATTTTGTCATTTAGTTTATTGACTAACTCCTCTGGCATACGAAAGTATCCCATAGTAGGACCGAAAGGAGCCATAAGATGAATATCTTTTTTAGGCTCAAAGATTACACTCATCGTGCTGACCCAGATACATCGTAGATAAATTTACCACTACGAATAGCATCCATAATTTCATCAGAACGTTTTTCATACTCTTGTGGAGACATTTTTTGTACGGCTGATTCTTTTATGTAGGTAGCAGTTTCATCACTTTGCGGTTTATTTCTTTTATTTTTTGGAGACACTGCCTCTGCTGCACCCTTATCGTCCTTACCCTTAGATTTTTTGCTAATGCCTTTATCTGATTTGTAGAGGTCAATGGCTCTGGCAGCGGAACGTGCGTCATTATCATTTTCGTACAGTGCGTCTTGTACCCACTTAGGTTG